GACTACAAACAAGATGCACTGGAGCGCGCAAATGGACTTTAAAACGCAAATACTCACGGTGATAGAGCGCTGTGGTGGCGCAACCAATGCCATGATACGCAAGCAGACTGGCATGACAAACCGAGCCAGTGTTACTGGCTATCTTATTGAACTGGAGGGCATGGGATTTATTATTAAAGAGGAAAGCGTCAGCTATGGCAGGCGCTGCTTTAAGTATTTACTCAATCCCGATAATACTGCGCTTGATTTGGCAATTCAGACGTATCTTGAGGCGAATCCTGGGCGAAAAAGCAAGCAGATAGCAGAGGCTGTCGGTGTCAACTACACCATCCTCAAGGCGCGCATGCGCTATCTGGCAAGCATTGGTCAGGTTGATCGCGAAATGCTCCCAGGTGGAGCATGGAAATATTACTGGCAGGAGATCATCCCATTTGGCATGAGCCGTGACAGGATGATGTTTGAAAAGTTGCTTGCTGGGGCGCGCCAGTCATGTGGGCGGTAAAGCATAAATCAGGAACCGTGCTGTTTGTCACCAACTGTGAACGCACAGCCAGTAATCGTAGAGAGATGGGGTGGATAGTGAAAGAAACAGAATGCCCGCACGAATGGGTTAGCAAAGGAAGCTATCCAGATATTTATTATAAATGCATGTGGTGCGGAGAGTGTACTAATGACGAAAATGACGAGTAGAGAGCAGTTTGAATCATGGCTAGAAGATGTCCATGGATTATACGGGGAAGATGTCGAGTGGCAGCCAGAGCGCAATTGCTACGCTAAATTTGGCATTCATCTTGCCTGGTGTGCATGGCAAGCATCACGCTCATCAATTGAGTTAAACCTTACTTCGGAATGGGACATCTCTTCTGATGGTAGTCGTCACTATGATGCTGACTCTGTTGATGAGCAATTATTGGCATTAGGAATTAAGGTGAAAAAATGAAACTACAACTTAACGAAATCATGGAAGCAACAGTCAGTGAACTTGAGGACCTCGATATGATTCTTGCATTCGAGATTGAGGCGGTCGAGCGCCAGCTTTCTGGCAACCATGATGCAGGCATAGTATGGAGGGAGAAGGCAATGAAAGCTCGTGACCATATGAAACGCACCCGCGCGCTGGTTCGCACTCGCCTTGATAAGCTCTACTACGGCGAAGAAAGAATGTTGCATGGCGCTATTCTGGCTGAAATCCGCAAAACTATGCCTGTCGGGAAATTCATGGATGCCGTAAACCGCGCAAAAGTTAACTGCGGAATGCTAAATAAGAATAGTCCTCAATAAATCTTCATCCGTGGCTGTTACCTTGCACTCAGGAGGTAGCAGCCATGCCAATCATACTGATATCATTCTTTGCTACTCTTTTCGCTTTTACCGCATCTCCGCTTTACCTTCTCGCGTCCGTTTCGTGGTGCATATTCATGGTGTGTTATAATCCGGGCATAAAGTAAGCGCGGAGAAAGGTAATGATTGTCAAAATTGGCGACAAGTGGGTCGTTAAATCTAAGGATGGCTCGCACCAGTTTGGCGAGTACGACACCGAAGAGGCGGCGAAAAAGCGCCTTGCTGAGGTGGAGGCATTTAAGCACATGAATAATAAATTACAGGTTAACATCCTGTACACCATCAACTCAGTCAGCAACATCAGTGAAAAAATCATTGATGGCGACCCGCATTATGTCATCAAGAATGTTGTTCCGGTGGTGGATGATATTGTCATGAACGGCGGCCTGTACCCTGGCGATGAGATTAAAAAATCATTCCATGGGCTTGACGGGAAGCCAGCGCCATATGACCACCCGAAGATTGACGGCAAATATGTGTCAGCCAATATGACGCGAGCCGCCAATCAGTTCAGTGTTGGCGCATGGATTGAGAACTCATCTCATGACGGCAGCAAGGCGCTGGTAGACCTTTATATTAATAAGGTGGTAGCTGAGCGCTCTGATAAAGGCAGAGAATTGCTGTCGCGTATTGATGGACTCAAAGTTAACGGCGCCGATGCCGAACCTGTTCAGGTGTCTACCGGATTGCTACTTAACCGCGAGCAGGCGTCTGGAACTTCTAAGGGTAAAAAATATTCCTGGATTGCCAGAAGTATGGAGTGGGACCACCTCGCCATTCTTCCGCCTGGCATTCCCGGTGCTGGCGGCCCTGCTGATGGTGTCGGTATCTTTGCTGCTAACGGCGAAGACATTGAACGTGTTGTAGTTAACCTTGAGGAATCGACAATGACCGACGAAAGTGCAAACAAAATAAAATGGTGGCAACGCGCCATCAATCGCCTGACTGGCAATCAGCTGTCATTCACTGATATTACCGAGCAACTCCGCAATATCATCAAGGCAGAGATGCCAGCTGACTCATGGCCCTATATCGTCGCTGTTTATGATAATTACTTCGGCGTTGAGATTGACGGCACCATTTATATGCAGTCCTACATCGTCCGCGAGGATATGGTAGAATTAGTCGGTGAACGGGTTAAGGCTGTTTATAAGACAGAGCTTGAACCGGTAAAAACAACTCAAGGGGAAATCTCAATGACTAACGAGGAATTACAGGCTGCATTAGCCGATGCCCTCAAACCGGTTCAGGAATCGTTGACCGCAGTCAACCAGAAACTGGCCGATGTGGAGGCGCAAAACAAAACTCTGCGCGACCAGCTGCAAGCCAATGCTGCGCAGGAAGAAACCGCAATGCGCGCCGCCATTATGGCTGAGCTGAAGTTGCCGGAATCTGCTGTTAATGCGCTGACTGGCGAAGCACTGCGTGAAACCTATGCGCTCACCAGTAAAGCGGCTCCGATTTCCGGCGGGTTCCAGCCGAACCGTGCCGAAGAAGATTTTGATATGGAGGCACCTGAATAATGGCTACTATCCGTTATGGCACCATCATCGGCGGCCCGGCCCGCAAAAATGACCCGCAGTTGCGCGAAGGCCTGATGAGCACCGCCCTGCAACCGGGCGCGCTGGTCGATTTCAACTCCTCTGACAAAATCATCGCGCATGCGACTGATGGCGGTCATGGTTTCCCTTACGTTCTGCAACACAACTATGTTGGCGGCGGCGACGTGAGCGAAGCTGTACCGGCGAATGCTACCGGCATGGCAGTACAGTGCGAATTTGGCGTAACGTATCACGCTCTGGTTGCGGCATCCTCCGAGCTGGTAAAAGGTACTCCGCTGGCAAGCAATGGCTCCGGCGCGTTAAAGGTTGCAGAAGCAGGAGAAAATATCCTGTTTTATGCGTATGAAGCCTACACCGTAGCATCTGATGGCGCTGAACTCGTTGCAGTTCGTCGTGCTGGCAATGCTGCAATGCCTGCGGCGTAAGGAGCCGAACAATGGAAAAGATTATCTTTACGAAAGGCTTAATCACCAACTCGCAGGTGGTCAAAGAGCAATGGCGCCACCTGACTGTTGACCGCAAGGTTTTCATCAATGGTGAAAACGCTCTGGCGAAAGAATACGGCGTGAATGCCACCGCACTGGTAACGAAAGACTACTGGCGCGAAGTGGATGACGTGACCACCCGTGTATTCCGCAACGAGTCCGGCATGGACATGATGGCCGACCTGATGACGCTGGCGACCAACATCAACATCGGTAAGACCGTGGCAATCAGCCGCATGGCTTCCGATGCTGGTAAGGTTGTGCGCACCATCTCCGGGCAGGAGCCTGAAGACATGGATAAAACCCGCTACTCCTACAGCGGCGATGTAATCCCGATCTTCAAAACCGGTTATGGCCGCGAGTGGCGCGAGCTGCTGGGTATGCAGTCTGAAGGTTTCGACCCGCTGATTGATGACCAGGAGAGCACCACCTTCAACCTGCGCGCAGACATGGCTGATTATCTGCTGGTCGGCGATGCAAGCCTGAACGTAAACGGCGTTTATACTGCTTACGGTATCACCAACCACCCGAACACCGTGCAGCTCAACCTGAGCGCTTCCGGCACCGGTGCGCTGAACATCGACTTGCAAACGGCAACTCCTGACGAAATCGTTGAGTTCTTCAACCAGGATTTCCAGGCGGTTCTGGATGCACAGAACGTGTTCGAGCCGGTTACTCTGTGGGTATCTCCGTCTGTGCGTCGCTCCTTCAGTCGTCCGTACTCCAACGCGGCAGGCTTCAAAGGCGGCACCATTGAGGATTACATCCTCGCATTCGGCAAAACCGGCAACGTTGGCCGCATCGCGTCTATCGGCACCAACTTCAAGCTGACCGGAAACCATTTCGTCGGCTACGTGAAGAACGCGCTGTATATTCGCCCTCGCGTCGCTCAGCCGGTATCCACCTATGCAGAGCCGCGTACCACGCCTCACGCTAACTTTAACTTCCTGACCTGGGCTGCTATGGGTCTGCAAATCCGTAAGGATTTCAATGGTCGGAGCAAAGTTTTCAACGGCTACGGCACGCAAACCGCGCTGTAAAAATAAAGGGGCGAAAGCCCCTTTTAACTATCAGAGGTTATGATGACCAGTAAAGGCATTGAGCAAGAGATTCAGGACAAAGGCAGTGAAGCGCCACGAGTAACCAGACAACACATTGAAGACGTCATTGTCAGTGAGCACTACTTTACGGGTTATGATGGCATTGGGGGGGGTGGTGCATGGGCAAAATACAAGTCAGCACTTGACTTGCTTTCGAGCCATGAATCATTAAAACTAATCACATTCTGCATCTTGGTGTTGAAAAACGGATTCACCGTGACCGGGGAAAGCGCCTGCGCCAGCCCCGCTAATTTCGATGCCGAGATTGGTCGCAAGATTGCCAGAGAGAATGCGGTAAATAAAATCTGGATACTGGAGGGATACCTCCTCAAGCAGAACCTTTCGGAGGAAAAAAATGGCTAAATATGAAGTAATCGCCAGCGGAATCTTCGTCAAGGATAAAGACGGTCGTCTGCGCGAGCTTGCTATTGGCGATGTCATTGACGAATCCACTCCGCACATTGAGTCAAAACTTCGCCCGGTTAGTGAGAAAATTCTGGAAGTTGCAACTCCGCAAGAATCGCAGCCAAAGGCGAAGAAAACCAAGTAAAATAAACCCGCAAACAAGCGGGTTTTTTATTGGGGGTTATCATGGCTGTCAGGTACGAAATAAACACAACTCCGGCTGACGGAGAGGTTTTGCTTAGCGAAACCATGTCAGCAGACTGGACTGCATTGCAGGTACAGATTGTGCCATTAAACTCTTCCGGCGGCTATGAGCCATTAACAAGCGGCTCTGTCTCCGTAATGGTATCGCCGTTTGCATCTGGTGACTTCTGGATTGACGTCAACAATAATAATTATTATGGCGTGGCATTGCGACTGAAGGTGATCAAGTCACAGCTTCCTGCTGGCGTTGCATCCCTGAAAGTCCTGGTGTGGCGAGCCGATACATCAGTACCATCAAGCCAGGTTGTCGCGCAGTCCTACTCGGAGCTTGCCAATAAGCAAGGAAAGCTATTCACCGCATCGCGTCGCGTGACTGATGTTGCTGGCGGGGCTAACCTTGACAGTATTTTTATTACCGGTTCAAAACAGGTTGTGTTTAACCAGCGTATTATCGGATACACCGGAAAAGGTGTCGTGGCGTCAATCTACCGTGGAGCCGTAGCCACTGGCGGCACCGCTGCGGAGATTAATAACCCAAATGACATCGCGCCGCATACTGAAACAGTGCAGCTTCTGACTGGCTCTACGATTACAAGTATTGGGCAGCTGACGGTAGCCGCGACGTATAGTGAAGGGAACGCATCGAATCAGGGGCAGGGTAATTCGCAGGCAAAACTTGGTGAGCAGGTCATCATGGCGCCTAATACTACATATCTGTTGCGCATCACATCCCTGGATACTGCGGCGCAAAATATCAATGCTTACGTTTCGTGGTTTGAGGATGATGCTTATCTTCCGTGATAAAAGAAAAGCCCCGTGAAGGGGCTTTATTGCTACAGACGCATCGGCATAACAACAATCTTCGCATTCTCGCCAGATGGCGCACTAAGGCAGCAAACTGCGGCATTTGTATTTCCATTCAATTCAAACTTAACGCCACAGAATTTAGGATTAAACAGCTTCGCGGCTTTCTCGGCATCCACAAGATAGCCAGAATTGAAGCCAATTTCCTCTGCTGCTTTAGTTTCCTTTGGTATCGCGCGGTCAATATCAGGGAATCTACCATCAATCTCTTCGCAGATACCAGCGCCCCCCATCACGCCAGCTTCATCATGATACGTTGCAATTTTCGACTTAGTATCAATGATGGCGTAGTCATAGCGTTTTGTTGGTGACTTGCCAATCTTGATAATCACGTTTTCTGTCAGCTTATTGTCATGAGCGCCTCCAATGAATGCGCGATGACCGTCAGTTGACGCAATGCGACCATCAGGCATGAAGCAGATACCGTTCAGGTAATACCGCACATCGTTGCGAGCCTGAAATATTAATGCTGATTCAAGTAATAGTTTGCTGATTTTTAGTTTCATCACTTCACCTTAATCATATGCTGTTTTGCAACCTTCAGGCATTCTTCAAAAATGCCACCCTTCTTTGCGCTCTGATTGCGCCTGTAATACTGAATAGCCGCATCAATTGCCATCTGGTCGATTTCAGGTAGTTTGGTACGAAGTTGTTTTTCGATGAATTGTTCTGGTGTCATGGGTGTTTCGTTACCTTTTTTATTTTATCTCCAGATAAATAACAGGACGTATATCTTTTACTACCTGCTGTTATCCTGCACACAACAAAGCTACCAATCTTTTTTACGGATTCAACAGTAGCCAGTCTATGACTTCCTGGTTGTATCTTGTCTCCGGGCATCAATCCATCAACTCTAACTTTTATAATTGATATGCCATCATCTGTTGTAGTCATCACATCTTCTCCAGAATTGCCATAACCTCGTGAATATCAGCGACAGGAATCTGGATAAATTCCTCATCCTCTGCCATCACATGACCAGCAGGGAGAATCACGTGGTCTGCTTGCTTCAATAACTCAATCAGGCGGTCTACTGGCTTAATCTTTTTCGACTTCAGTATCTTCGCTGTGACCTTGTCCTTACCTTGTGCTTTGGCTTCTTCTACTGCCTCGTCGATAACTTTAACCGCATCATCGCCATGCTCGCGCGTCACCGCTACGGCATTTGCATAGCTGATTTGTCCTGCACTGATACGCGCTTTTACTTCCGCCGGAACATCACCCAGCGACAGGTGCATTTGCACGTCAGATACTGAGCGACCTACCTTTTTGGCGATTTCTTCATTCGTCCAGCCAAAGCCTTTCAGTCGCGTGTAAGCCTTTGCACGTTCAAACGGATCAAGTTGCTTACCCTGACTGGATGACACCATGAAGGCGATTTTGTCTGCTTCGTCGCCAGTGAAATCCTTACACTCAATACGAACGATTGGCGCACCACGCTCAATGGCACGCAATGCGCCAAGATAACGATGCTGGCCGTCAAGAATCTTGATGCGCTTTCCGTCGGCATCAGGAATAACAGTTAACGCCGGTATTGGCTGGCCTGATTCCCAGCACTGTGCGAAGTATTCAACGTGCTGCTCATCGGCTTCGCGGATGTTGTACCCCGGCTCAAGATAAAGCTGGTCTACAGGAACAAGGTAAGTCTTGTTTACGGTAATTCCATCACGGGTTTCTTTATTTGCATATCTCTGACTTAAAGATGCCATACCTTCCTCACTTTGATAAACAGATTGCGCTGGCAATGGCGAATCCGATAACGATTAACGCAAGTTTGATTTTGAAGTCGCGCCACGCTTTCAGGTCTTCTTTGCGGATTTCGTGGCGGATCATTGGGATTCTCCGAGTGCTTTGGCGATTGCGGCGCGCGCTTTGTCATATGGGCACATGCATGTAAAACCATTGTGGCCGCATGACTTATTACCACCTGTTTGCTCGGCCATTAATAATTGAAGTGCTTCCAGCAATTCCGGTGCGGCGGCGATGAGCTGTGCATTAGCCATTAGATAATCCATCTGCTCATCATCCGTGGACAGAGACACTACGCATTCGGCGAATCTGTAGTGAGGAATCTCACCGTCATGTTCAAAATCAAAGATTGCCATTCCATCCTTGATTCTCATGCTCCATGGGCCGGGATACCCTTTAAAACCTTTCATATTCATCACCTCTAACATTTATTGTTGTTTCTACGTCATCACTATAGCGACACCCTCAATCTACGTCAACACTTTATGATAAAATTAAAACAACAACACTCACCCCGCGCTGTTCCGTCCTGAAAAACGTAAGGCGGCGAAATTGGATATGGCAATCGGCGTTATCGTCATAGCGTTTTCGCTGGTTCAGGTGTGCAGATGCTGGAAGTTCATCATTCGGAGAATAATTAATGAGAGACGCGCTTCAGCACGCCGCAAACCAGATAATTAGTGGCACTGTCGGCCAGGTAATCGACAAAGCAGGTTATACATCCATCGGCACTGGTCTTGGCCTGAAGGTGGCAGAGCAGACGCCGGTCGCACAATCATACATTGCCTCAATGATCCCCCATTCGATTACCGAGTGGGCAGCGGTAGCCTCTATACTTGGCGCGCTGTCACTGGTGGCAAAAAACCTTTTTGAGATGTGGTGGAAGATTCGGGAGAGCAAAAAGAATGGCAGCACCGACAGCAAGTGAACTTGTCGCCGCCATGGCGTCAAGAGGTGTAACTATCACCACGGCGGACGCAACGGGCATCCTGTGTCTGGTGGCGAGCATCACAGAGTGCCTTGAGCTTAATTACCCTGAAGACACATGCAGGCAGGATGCAATTCTGCTATGGGCATCTATCCTGATCGCCTCAAATACAGCCGGGAGATACATCACCAGCCACCGGGCGCCATCTGGCGCGTCGCAATCATTTGGCTATGGCAGCAAGCCGTGGATGGCCCTTTACAATCAGATGAAACTACTCGACACGGCAGATTGCACAGGCGACCTTGTGGAAGAGCCTGATGGAAGTGCAAAGCCGTGGTTTCGAGTTGTTACCGGGAGTAAGTGCAAATGAAAACGTTAACATTAACTGTAAATATCGCAATCCGTAAATGGTGCATGCCGTTGCTGGTTATTCTGGTATTGCTGCGTCTTCCTGTTCCGCGCTGGGTTTATACTCTTGAGGCCGCGCCATGTCAGCAATAGCGAGATGGAGCTATACGCAGCCATGCACAATCTGGCGGCTTACTGGCAAGGATAAGTATGGCAAGCCGACATTCGCTGCGCCAGAATCCATCATGTGTGATTATGGCTTCGATAAGAATCTGACCACCGGGACTGCTGGCAATGAGATCGCACAGAAAAACACATTCTGGACGGAATATCAGAATGCGTCTGTTGGCGACTTCATCATGATTGGCACCATTACCAGTGCTGACCCGCTGACCGCCGGAGCTGACCAGATTAGAAACGTAGTGAATTACGGCAATACGTTAGACCGCAATGACCTGCCTGATTTTGCGCTGGTAACGGGGTAATTTATGGCCGCCAAAATGCGAGGTATCCAGCAGGCGATTAAGCGCACTCAGCAGATAGTCGGCGAGATTACTGGAGAAAAGGCTGTGCGGGCCATAAAGAGCGCCAACTTTATTATCCGTACTGAAGCAGCCAGCATGACTCCAATAGCCACATCAACGCTGATAAACAGCCAGTATGACACCGTTGAGGTTAATGGCACTCGCATAACTGGAAAGATTGGATATGCTGCTAATTACGCCCTGTATGTCCATAATGCACCTGGTACGCTGCTGGGTACGAATACGCCGCGCACAGGGCGGCTCAAAGGAAAGGGCAACGTATGGGATAAGAGCGGTGAGCCTAAATTCCTTCTCAAGGCTGGCGAAAATACACGCGAGCTTGTCGATCAGGTAATTAAAAAAGAGATGACGCTAAAATGAGAGATATGCTTGAACTTGTCGACCAGTACCTTAGCGATGCCGGTCTTTATGATGGGTGGACTTCTCAGCTTGAGTTCTGGAACGATACCGAAGTTGGCACCGAGCGCTTTATGGTGCTGCAATCCAATGGTGGCACTAGCGTAAGTAAAGGACTCGGCGGAGATTACTATTTTTCGCTCTATGTTGTCGGCCAGCAGGGTCAGTACAACATCGAAGAGACAAAAGCAAAGGCGCTTGATATCATCGCATACATCAAAGAGCATCCAGTTGATAGTTGTATTGGCATGATTCAGTTGCAGGCGCCGCTTGGTCGCCCTACGCTTACGACAGAGCAGAGGCCGGTTTATGAATTGTTGCTGAGGGTTGTTTTTGGTGAGTAATGGTTACCGCGACAGGATTCGAACCTGTAATCATCCGATTATGAGTCGGGTGCTTTAACCAGTTAAGCTAAACGGGAGTTTGGTGCACCATACTGGATTCGAACCAGTGACCTACGGATTAGAAGTCCGTTGCTACTATCCTGCTGAGCTAATGGTGCGTTGCGTTGTTGATTCGAATCTACACCACCAATCAAAACCTGTCAACATGATATAATGCGATTGTTTAGCTAAACACAGAGGATTCTAAACATGGCTATTTGTGCAAATGATAACGGCATCATCACAGGTCGCCAGTCTCTCATTGAGCTGGCTGATGGCTGCTGGGATGCTGTGCCAGCAGAGGAAGACTGGAAGTTTTTTGCTCCCATGACCTCAAAAGGCGTCGACTTCAGTCCAAGCACCACCACTTCAGAGGCTGATGATGGCGATGGCTTTGTCGCCACGCTGGTCACTACGGCAGACCTCACCATTTCCGGTGATTTTGAAGTTCGCAAGGCTGACAAGGCTGATGAGTATGGCGTGCACAACCTCATCAAATACTTTGTCACCGAAGTAAAAGCGCGTCGCCAGCCGTCGCTGTGGGTTCGCCAGACCACCGGTAATACTGTTGTCGTGTCTTACTGCAACATTACCGCTCTGAGCTACGATGGCGGCACCAACGACATCATCACCGGCTCTGTTGAACTCAAGCCGTATGATGGCTCTACCGTTGACGTGTCCAGCATCGAAGACCTGACGCTGACTACTGATATCAGCGCAACAAAAAGCGTTACCACTGGCGCCACTCTGACGCTCGGTCCGGTGGTTGCGGCTGGCGGTGTAGAGCCTTATACCTACCAATGGTATAAAGGCACCACGCCGATCAGCAGTGCTAATACCAACACGTTCACCAAGGCCACTGCTGCCGCAGGTGATGCTGGTACGTACTTCTGCCGCGTGATGGACTCGGCAACCAGTCCTGATTACGTTGACTCTACTAAGTGTGTCGTCACCGTGACCGAATAAAGAAAACCCCCGAAAGGGGGTTTATTTTTTCAGCAATGAAGATACGCGGATTCTCCACAATGACAAGTTAGCGAGCGATACCGCTAACTCCATGTGAATCAATCTAAGTTTTTCAATATCAACAAAGACCGGGGCGTTGTATTGTTGATTGCTTCTTATGTACTTTGAAATAGTATCAGCATCATTATTATCAAGAGTCATCATCATTCTCCTCTCTGATTGCAGTATACAGTTGTCGACGCAACATACACAGCGCTCCGTGTGGCATAAACTGTGAAACCATTCCGTCGAATATCTTCCGGTTTAATTTATTATCAATTCTCGGCCTGATTGCAGACCAGCATGACCTGATTGCGTGATTTACAGGTCTGCGGTCCAGCATTGCGAGTCGTGCAGCTAACTCAATGGTCACAAGCGCATCGAGATATTGCTCGCATGCATAGCGACTATCATCTTCCGCTGATGTCCTCACGCCTGTAAATTCACCATCAGAATGAGCGCCATCATCTTCACCTACAGATTCAATATCCATCAAGCTCTCCTGGTTTTATTCTTTATACCCCACAAAATCAGATTGGCAATAAACTCAGATCGTCTCAGGTGAATTGCTATCGCATAGTTTATGTCGATGCGCTGGCCTGCATATGCAGATATCACATCTTCGTCATCTTTGTTAACTGGCATTTTTGGACTCCTGCATCATGAGGAAGACAATCATTGCGGCGCGGAGTGGGTTTTTGTGGTTTACGCGATGTTTAACATATGCAGTCTTGAATTGCGCTCGCCATGTTTTCTCGTGCCTGTTCACCACAATACATTCCAGAGAAATGCTATTATTAACAATAATCGGCCACGCATCTGCTGGGTTGTTGCAGTAGTCTTTTGCTTTAAATGAATCCAGCCCTGAAATTTCCATAACCTCTGAATGCACGCGGCAATTAATCTCAAAATCACTCATCTTGCTGTAATCAGTGCTCATCTCTTATCCTCCACCACTACGCCAATCTTAGCCAGCAACAAAATCGCCTTTACACGGGCCTCCTCATAGGTGTAGCCCTGATCAATGTAAAGGTCGATGTAAAATCTCAAATCAGCATCAGTCTCGTTCATATGTCAAACCCTCAATCACCTTATGCTTTCAATCTACGTCAGTTTTGCTCCCCCTGTCAATGGTATAATTACGTCATTGTGAAAACAGGATTTAGACATGAGACAACGCACACCGCTAACAGAAATCGGAGAGATGCGCATCTCCCTGGCTGACAAGTCTTTTTTCTTCAAGCCATCATTTGCGGCGATGAATGATCTTGGTTCACCGAAAGAGATTGTCGAGCTGTACGCTACGCTTAATGGCTATGAATACGCGGCCATACTTGGCGCTATTCAGTCATTGCCGTATGGAGCGCAGATTCAGGTGGCAAAAATCCTGTCACGCCCTGCCTATGGTAAGAAAGTGCTCAGCGCCGCCTGCCTCATCATGCAGTCCTGTTGCGATGATGATATCTCGGTGCTCATTGGGTCATGGAAGCCAACTCCGCGCGGTGTGAAGTACGTCACCGGAAGAATGCCAGTAAATGACATTATTATTATTGCTCGCAACCTGATGGAGCATGGCATCATCGGCAAGTCTCCACTCAAGGTTCCTCAGCGCTCGGAAAACCAAAAGCGTACAACCAGTGAGTTGAGAATGTCGGATTACATCATCTCAGCTCGCACCCATTTCGGAATCACCCGTGAGGAAGCCGAAGACCTGACCATGACCGAGTATCAGCAGATGATAAAATCAAAATACCCGGAACCGGAAGGCATGACGCGCGAGCAGTATGATGCGTCTTATGAACGGGCCAAGCTGAATAAACAGAAACTGAAAGAGAAAGCCGCCAGAAAGGCCGCTAAAAGCAAAGGAGCAAAATAATGGCAGAAGAAGTTGGCGGCATTGTCTATGAGGTTGGCATTGATACATCTCAGTTAGCGGCTGGCAGTCGTGAAATAGAGTCAATGCTAAATGACCTTAGTGGGAACATGGGGCGGCTCGAGGCCAGTGTAAACAGGACGGAGCGCTCCATAAGCTCAATGGAAGGAACCATGTCGAGCCTCACCGGGGTTGCAAAAGGCTTGCTTGCCGCGCTCTCTGTGCAACAGGTCGGAGCCTACGCTCAGGCGTGGCAGGATATGAGTAACAAACTCTCTAACGCTGTGAGAGATTCAGTTCCGCCGTTCGAAACCCTTGCCGATGTAACTAATCGTGTTTTTGATATCGCGCAAAAAACACGCTCAGGACTGGACGCAACGGCAACCCTGTACGCCAGACTTGAGAGGTCTACCAGAAGCTATGGTGTAAGCGTGGAAGACCTGACAAGGCTGACAACAATAATCAATCAGGGTTTTGTTGTATCCGGCGCGTCAGCTGAGGAGGCGAGCAACGCAATTATACAGCTTGCACAAGGCATGGCATCTGGCGCCCTTCGAGGAGATGAGTTTAACTCAGTAAACGAGCAGGGAAACCGGCTCATGATAGCTCTTGCCGACTCTCTGGGTGTTGGCATCGGTGAGCTTAGAAATATGGCTGCGCAAGGGAAACTGACAACTGATGTTATAGTTAATGGCCTTCTGTCGCAGGGAGACAGTATTGGGAGAGAGTTCGCCAAAACAACTTCTACCATCAGCCAGTCTCTGGAGATAGCCGGAAATAACGTTGCAAGATTCTTTGGGGAAAACGCAACGGTAAAAACAGGTGTAAAAATCTTTAGCGATTCAGTGATACTGGCCAGTGAAAATATTCAGGCGCTTGGCACAGCGCTGACTGTTGTTGCTGGAATCATGGGGAGTCGATATGTAGGCGCGCTGGCAATGTCCACTGCCGCGAAAATATCAGATATAGCAGCATCAAGACAGCAATTAATAGCTGAGAACCAGCAGGCACAATCAGCACTTGTGGCTGCAAATTCCGCGCAGAGGAAGGCTTTAGCTGATAAAGAGGCGGCGCTATCATCTCTGGCGCTTGCTCAGGCTGAATATAACGTAGCAAAAGGCAGTGCAGCCGAGATGCTGGCGCTTGATGCTCTGGTTGCAGCAAAATCAAGAGCTAGTGCCGCGTCACTATCCCTTGCTCAGGCTGAAAACGCACAGGCTACGGCATCAGCGAGAGCAGCATCCGCGGCAAGCGCTGCATCGGTAGGAATTGGCCTTGCCAGAGGTGCTCTTTCATTGATAGGCGGGCCAGCAGGCGCGGCGATGTTAGCAGCGGGGGCAATATTTTACTTTTGGCAGAAAGCACAGCAAGCCAGAGAAGAAGCAATCCGCTTTGCCGATAGTCTGGACAAAGTAAACGCCTCAATGAAGGCGATGAATAATACCCAACTCAGGGGGGTGATAGCTGACGCCAATATTTCAATTTCGGCGCAAAAGGATGCTGTGAGAAATCTGCAAAGTGAAGTTGATGCACTTCGTGAGAGGTATCTTAGCTTCACTCCTGCCGCGCAAGAGGTGGCTGAGTCACTTGGTCAAGGGTCGCAATTTGCTTCTGATCAGGAAAGGGTGCTCAATGAATTAAATAAAAAATCAAGAGATTTAGCTGATGCTCAGGATAAACTAGCAAGAACTCAGGACACGGCAGCAGAAGCAAGCAGAACCCTAACAAACAACATGCTTACCTCAATGGGGGTGCACGATGGTCTGATTGAGAAAGGCTCGACTCTTGAGAGAGTGCAGGGGGCGGTGGCAAGAGCATTTGGATTGACTGCCGATGAGATAAACAGAGCAAACCAAGCCGGGCAAAACTTCAACCCCAAATCCTTGCAGGTGTCAGCCCCAACAAAAGAAGCTGATAAGATGATTCTCAGTCTTGAGGAGCAGAATCAGCTTTTAAAAATACAGGATGAAAGACAGAGGGCGGTAACAAAAGCACGACTGGAGGCCCAAAAGGTAACTGATAACCCCAATCAGATAGCCAGGGCTGCTGAACTTGCAGGACAGATATATGATTTGAATGAGGCCGAGAAAGCAAGAGAAAAAGCACAAAATAATTCTCAATCATCGGCAAAAAAAGCAGCCACAGAGCAGGAGAATATCGCCAATAAACTTGAGCAGCTTCGCCAGAAGTCACTGCTTACCGCTGAAAGTACAAGAGAGCTTAGCCGCGAACAGTCAATACTGGCTGCTCAGCAATCACTTGGTAAGGGGGCCACTCAGGAGCAAATTAACCTTGCCGGGCAATATGCGGCTAAGGCATGGGATAACGCCAACGCGCTCAAGGCTCAGGCAGAGGCGGAGAAAAAAAGAGCAGAAGCTGTAAAAGGCTTTGCTGCATTAAAATCGCAGACATCCCCAATGTTTGCCGTTGAAACAAACTATCAAAAAGATTTAGCAGCGCTCAATGCTTACGCGGTGGCTTACCCGAAAAAGATAGCGGAGGTTGAGCAGGCCAGAGCAGCAATTGAGGAGCAATACCGCAAGCAGCGCCTCGATGCCATGTGGCAGGAGTGGAGCCAGCAGAACGCGGCCACACAAGCGGCCGCTGCTGCATTTGATGCTTTTGGGCAAACCGCAAGCAACGCCTTAACTGGCGTTCTGACTGGCTCAATGTCTGTTAGCGAGGCTCTACAGTCAATAGGGAGCAATGTGTTAAATGCGGTTATTAACTCTTTCGTTCAGATGGGCGTGGAGTGGCTTAAATCGGTAATCATGGGACAGGCAGGAATGGCAGCAGCATCTGCCGCAACCGCTGCTCAGGCGGCAGGAATAGCAGCAGCCATGGCACCAGCAGCAGCGATGACATCACTTGCCACGGGTGGTGCTAACGCAGTACCTGCACAGGCTGGCATTGTTTCCACCATTGGTGTTGCTAAAGCAATGTCTGTTGCCGGGGCATTAAAGAATGGTGGGCCTGCGCAGGCTGGCTCAATGTATCAGGTCGGCGAGAACAACCTCCCTGAAATCTTCCAGGCCAGCAATGGCAATCAGTACATGATACCCGGGGACAACGGAAAGGTTATCAGCAATAAAGACCTTACCGGCGGCGGCAGTGGTATCATTATTTATAATAATGTCACCAATAACAGCAGCGGAGCAACGGCCTCATCAACAGCAAGAGATAATGGTGACGGCTCTGTTACAATTGAGACTATCGTTGCCGACATAGAAAATGGCGGCCCTATTTCTCAGGCTATTACCAGCAATACCACTGCAACCAGAAGGGCAACAGAATAATGGCTATAGCTTACCCATCATGGCTGCCGCTTGCGCAGCGTGCCAGCAAGAACATGACGACTCAAACACCATTCCGCAGCGATCAGCCTGCGGTTGGGGCGCCAATATTTCAAAAGTTAACGACCGATGTTGCAGTAACATGGAGTTTGACATGGGTTTTCACGCTCAGGCAGGAGCGGGCATTTATGCAGTGGTTGAGAAGCCCAAATTATCTCAACAAGTGCAATGAATGGTTCACGATGGATATCGATCTTGGTGGCAGCGGATTACAGAATCAGACTTTGCACTTTACTGATTACCCCGTACAGACAAGTATCAATGGCGGCATCGTTACATGGACTGGAAATGTCATCTGTAAAACTCTCAATAACTCCATGGATGAATTTGATGATGTGCTTGTTGAGCTTGATGAGAGATGGTATTCATGGCTAGATGAAGTCGTTAACAGGGATTTGCCGGAGTATCCATAATGCCAACATTGCGTGAATACCAGTCAAAAAGGCCAAACTGGAAGCTGTATGACACCATAACCTTTTATCATTCCTCATTTGGTTATGTCCGGCTAGTTGGCAACGAGTTCTCTGATGTTGTCCTTGGCGGCCAGACCTACCAGCCAGTACGCATGGATGTAACCAGAAGCCAACAATCGAACACGCCGGTAATTAATGCCACGTTAAAGTTTGCGAGACTGGCTAATGACTTTAAGCAATATTTAAAGTTATGGTCAGGCTCTGGACGTATTGAGCCTATCACTGCTTTATACCAGCGTTTTGATGAGACTGACAAAGACGCACCATTAAAACCATATACGCTTTATGTAAATGATGTGACGCTTGATCAGTCTGATGTAACTGTCTCCATCTCCATAAAAAACCCAATCAATGGCAACGTGGCAAAACTTTATGACATCACAGAATTCCCAGGACTGCGTACCGTTTGACGATTTTGAGCGGCTGATGGCTGGAAAACCATATGTTGACAGATGCTGTCACGTTGATGCAGTTGACTGCTGGGGTCTGGTGGTGCTTTTCTATCGCCTTTGTATGAATGTCAATGTTCATCACGATAATTCATATTCAAGTGGCGGAGATTTTGTCACTTGTTTCAATGGGGAAGTTTCATTCTGGAAAGACACAGACCGGCCAAAAATTGGCGATGTGGTGGTTGCCTATCGTGGTAGTCACCCGGTACATGTCGCGCTATGGTGGGGTCGTGATAAAATACTGCATGCGCGAGAGAAAACGGCAGTCAAGACAGACCGCCTTAAAACACTCGAAAAATTATCAACAAAATTAAGGTTCCTGACTTATGCCGGTTATTCACATTCAGAAGATGCCAGGAGTTCCAAAAGAGACGGGTAATGTTCCTGCTGGCACTAATCTGTGGAGATGGCTGGAGAATTCCGGTCTTCCATCTGACATCAGGATTGCACTGAATGGCCGCATTTTTGGCCCTGATGATGAATTGTCGATATCGTTAAAGCAAAACGATATTGTTAACATTTACTGTCAGCCTCGCGGCGCCATTGGCGACCTTATCAGCACGATACTCAAGCCTGTAACTAAGGTTCTTTCTTTTCTGCTGCCAAAAGCATCAACGCCATCAACCAGCACTGGCACGACGGTTGAATCACCCAATAACAGCCTGAAATCGCAAACCAATATTGCGCGAAATGGAGAGGCAAGACCTGACAACTTCGGTCAGATAAGGGCGTTCCCTGACCTGATTCAGGAATCGCTTTTTGAATACATTGACGATCTGAAGTACGTCACTGAGTTCATGAACTTTGGCCTTGGGAAATACACCATTTCATCGGTTCGCTATGCGGAAACTAATCTTGGTTCTCTACCCGGCGCTACTCATGTCATTTACAATCCTGGTGACGTGATTGGACAAATCATTGAGCCTTACCAGTTCGACGGTCTTGATGGTCAGGAGGTTCCAGGACTGAACGAATCAGAAGATACCCCGATAGAGACAGCGACCACGACATCTGTTACCAGTGGTGATTATGCTGGCGGACAGTTGTTGATGGTCATACCAAAAAACACTGATTTCGATTACTTTATGGGTTTGTCTTTGCCTCACTCAGTGTCATTAACAATAAATATTACCTACAACTCGACATCCGGGCCAGTTACTGAAAACATTCAGCTTAGTGGCAACATCATTTCAGCTGAGGAAACTGAGACAGGCGTCATTCCTGATATTCAGTATTTCTATAATTTCACCTTCAATAACCTGACCGGCGCAAATCTTGGCAACCTGACAGGCGCAACCATCAACAATACTTATTTCCAGATTGTGGATAATGAGGCGCTTGTTGTTGGTCCATATGTTGGAGCCGTGGAATCGACGCAGGTATGGGTTCACGTTCAATCGGAGCTTGGGCCTACCAGTGGCACGGCAGATTATCTGATCAAGGTATGGGCGGTTGATGATAATGGGGATGCCATTCCAGGAACCGAGGAGCAGCTCACAGACAGTATTGACAACCCATTTAATCAGACAACAAAAACCTATTATCGCACGTATAAGTTAACCCCTGCTTATGGGCTGGCTAAGTATGCCATCAGCATTGAAAGGACAAACAATTCAAACTCTGGCAACCGCGTAACGTTGCAGGCGGCGCACGCTATCAACATCCGCGAGAATGTGGTTTATCCTGATGACACCCTTGTTAAAGTGACAGTGAAGGCCACGCTTCAGCCCACATCAGTTACTGAGCGTAAATATAACGCGCTGATCACCCGCTGGACTATTGGATACAACAGAACCACCGGGACAGTCGACTATACGTTAACGCCATCAAGAAGTTTTGCAGATTCAGTGCTGCATAACTGGCTTATTACTGCTGGTCGGCCTGAAAGCACCATTGACGTGGGAAGGCTCTATGAAATAGCTGATGCGTTGCCTGATGAGCGTCTTGGGTATTTTGATTACACATTTGATGATGAGGATAAATCGATCGGTGAACGAATTCAGACCATCTGTGATGCAGCTCGCGTAACGGTGTTTTGGGATGATGGTGTTTTATCTTTTTCAAGAGATGAGCAAAAATCAACTCCTGAAACCGTGTTCAATACCAGAAATACGAAAGCTGATGGCTATAAAATGTCTTATGACATGACTTTGCCGGGGTCATATGATGGCGTAAGCATTCAGTACCGCGACCCAAACACCAACAAACAGGCTTACGTTTATTATAAAGTTGGGACATCTGGTATTGAACCAGGAGAGCCGACTAAGCCGAAAAAATTCGACATGCTATATGTTAGAAACCTGTATCAGGCAACAGACCGGGCCATGCTCGAGTGCAATCGTCTGATGTACTCACGCCGAGGGATGGAGATAAAGGCGCTTGCCGATGGCGAGTGGGTGAACGTTGGCGATATGATTTCTGTTGTCGACATTTATGATTCTGTACAGCAGACTGGTGTTATCCGATCAAGGTCTGGAAACGTATTTACCACCAGTGAACAGCTCACGGTGGGAAGCGGCCTGTTTGTGGTTATCACCGGCGCCAATGGGAATGTGTCAGAGCGTCTCGCTTGTACCGTTACTGGATTGAATACATTCGAGTGCGCATTACCATCTGACTTCGAGTTAAACATTTTTGATGGTGTTAATGTTCAGTCAGAATCAAGATATGCCATCTCAACAGAGGTTGAGCTTGACTCAACTTTATGGACAGTCAGCCAGAAAACTCCAGGTACAGATGGCACAGTGTCGCTGACTGTAACCGAGTACAACGATGCCATGTACGCCTACACCAACCCTGTTGCGTGATACAATAGGGCAATTAATGATTACGGAGATTGCAGCCGATGGCTACTACCCCAACTAACAAGCCAATCCCTTCTGAAGACCCGCGTGACCTGAAGTTTAACGCCGGGAAGATTGATGAAGAGGTTAACGGAAGTTCTGATTACTACACCGACCGATTCGTCGTGCAGCGGCTGACGAATACCGGCAGGAATAACCAGTTTCAGACAGCACAAGATGAGCGTGAGGCAGAATTTGTTGCGTCACAGGAAAATAAAGAATTGCGCTTTCAGCAGTTCCTCTTAAATTCAGGCTATCAATTTTTAGGTGATTATGAAAACGGCCCGTATACAATTGATGCCATTAACCAGGTGATTCGCTATCAAGGTGAATTCTGGCGCTTAAACGCATCAACAATGCCACCATATACAACCACAGGGGTTAACAGCGCCTCTTGGGCAGTAGATGTGACTCATCTTGTAAGCGTTGGTGATGCAAAATTAAGACAGGATTTAATTTCAACTACCTTGCCTGGTTTATCATTAGTCGGTCTTTCTGGCAATGGTAATTTAAACCATCTGCTAGGTAATCATACCTCTCCTGAGGCGTGGGGAGTGGTACCAAATTCAGAAGCATCAGCTCATGCAAACTCTAGAAAGATGTTTGACATGTTTGAAAGTTTAAGATCGAAAGGCGGCGGTGTCGTATTCTTTACTCCTGGTAGAACATACTGGATTGACTTTATTCAGTTCGTACCAAGTAACGTTGTTATAATTGGCTACGGCGCTACAGTAAAGCAAATAAACCCTTTATCAATGTATGGACGCGGTGGTTTTGTGTTTGGTAGCAGCAGGGAATGGAACTATCAAAAAGCTAAAACGGCATATCTTGCAAACTCCTACCCTGCATCTGTATCTGATTCATCAATGCCTGAGTTGGCTTTAGGTTCATATTTAAGGGATAACCAATCATATTTACAGTGTGAAAGATGTACTGTGTATGGTTTGCGTATGGAAACAAAATTTACAGATTCTACATATTGGGGTGGTTATGCATTTAATACAGTAAACGCGCAACACATCAGATTTTACGATGTTAAAGGAAGTGGTTGGACACAGCTATTCAATTTCGGTAATGATAGTTCCGCATCATCACCATCTTGTGATGATGTATATGCATTCAACTCAACAGTAGAAAGCGCAGATCTTGTTCGTTCTTACTATGCGATTGGTTTTATAGCCAACTCTACAAACTGTGGCTTTGATACAGCGGTTCTTCTAAAACCAATGACAGTTGATAGTATTAATGGATCTGGTGCAGCAACAAACTACACTGAAAACTGCGTAATCAGAAATATAAACATACCAGATTTAGGGTTAACTTCATCATCTGAAGGCGTTTTATTAAATAACTCTAAAGGTTGTTTAATAGAAAATATTGATATCAGGAATTGTAAAAACGTAGTTAGTACATACTATACCGTCGATTCATACAATGACACTGCAAAACCTAATATTTTAAGGAATATTAGCGGTCAAGGCGTTAACATTATAGCAATCAGGGCTAAATATGCACACATTGAATCATTTGAAGGAGTAGGTACATACACGAATGAAGTTCAATTTGCAAACAACAATGCATCAGGAAATACTATAAATAAAAAACCAAAATCAATTGGTTTTGGTGGGACTAACTTACAGTCATGGTTTTTAACAAATAATACGGTAAAAGGATGGTCGCGAAAATATTTTTATATTCGGCCATCCGAAATTTTGTTGAACGATAAAGTAGACACTTTTTCATGGAATTATAATAAACTTGTCGCAACAAAATCAGGAGTAAATCTTTACTTTATGTGGCGAGTTCCTGACGATATCAATGCAATTGATGATATTCGCGCTTTTATTAGATTTAACACTGCCGTAGATCAAGATGCTTCTGTTGCTGGATCTACAGTAGAGGCAAGTTTGATACAAATGGTCGCTTTCGATGGTAACATTGGTGAAACACCATATGTTGCTTTTTCAAACAGCAAGGTTGCAACAGCGGGTGTAGAAGACACAACGGTAGTAACGCAAATGGGTAGCAATGTACCAGGTTTGGTTTATATGGATGATAATACACATGGTTTATCCTATAGCTGGTATGTGCTGTTTAAAATGACAAATAATGTCAACAATAACTACATGAAAGAAATCAGAGTAGCGGGGTATAACTAATGACCGGTTCAGAATCAAGAAAAGCACAAGATCTCTTTTTTGGTATTATTGATTATTACGCTAATCTTTCAGGTACAGACATAACTGAAGATCAGTTGAAACAACGCGATGAAATAATAAAAAGTGGATCTATAGAATGTGATGATTCTTTAGATAGTGAAATCTTAGAATTGCAAGATCAATTTCTTGCAAAAAAAGAAAGTAACATCATAAATAAAGATCAAATAGCGATAGTTGAAAAAGCACTACCGCTATTAAAAAAATCTTAATTATCATACTGGTAGTAACGTGCATCTCATTTGATGCACGTTATATTTATTTAAATCACTCAGAATGGGATATCATCATCAAAATCCATCGGCGGCTCGTTTGCCGGTGGTTTTGACGTGTTTGATGGTTGCTGGGGTTTGCCCCATCCTGATTGCTGATTATTTCCTGACTGTTGCCGTTGCTGTGATTGTTGGTTTCCATTATCACTTGATTTACCACCAATCATTTGCATAACGCCGTTCATAGGCTGCAAGACGATTTCAGTAGTGTATTTTTCAACACCGCTTTGATCTGTCCATTTGCGAGTGCGTAATTTACCTTCTACATACACCTGAGATCCTTTGCGCAGGTATTCTCCAGCTACCTCTGCCAGCTTTCCGAAGATAACCACGCGATGCCATTCAGTTTGCTCTTTCTTTTCACCTGTGGCCTTGTCATTCCACTGTTCTGATGTTGCCAGAGACAGATTGCACACAGCGCCGCCAGATGGCATATATTTAACTTCCGGTTCTTGTCCGAGAGTTCCCAAAATGATTACTTTGTTGATTCCGCGAGATGCCATAATTTACCCTTAAAAGTTTTCGATGTTCTGTTGAGATGTTGATGGCTTCTCTTCGTTTGCAGATGACGCAGGCGCATCTGCTTTCTGGAGTTTTGCCGGATTAAAATCGTCCTGCGGTGTTATAGTTACCGCTGCTGGCGATTCATCATTAATGAATGATTCAATGCGCTCATACTCTTCTGCTGATGCCTTCAATGTAGGCCAGATTGCGCGAATTTTTGCTTTCACTGAATCAGGCAAGTTAACTGCCTCGGCAGTTAACGCAGCAACGCCTTTTGACGCCGTCATTTGAAGTTTAGAGCGCCAGTGCTCAAACTCTTCGTCGACCTTGACACCTGAATCTACCCATTTAATTAAACCACGACCATGAGCCTCGCCTAAGTATCCTTCGTGCACACTATCACGGCCTGAATCAAAGAAAATTGGACGCAACTCTTCTGGTAGCTTGGTAAATTCCTGAATTTTCCCATTATCATACATCATCATGCTTACTGTCATTTCAAACATAAAATCTTTTTCGCATACAGCATGCAATCCGAGGGATTCAGGTTTCTTGGGGTTTTTAAAGCTCGTTTTCTCTCTGGCGCGTAAACATACAATGATATGCATATTGCTCTGCAAAAGAGCGCTCATAAATTTTTTATGTTCAGACTTGGCTCGTTTCCAGTCTGCCATTGCCTTACCCTGCAATAGTGGTTGCTCTGCAATATCATTGCATCCGCCTTCACCTTCCCATTCGTGCGATCCTGAATCAATAACCAGAACCTTAACGCCAGCCTCCTGAAATTCCTCGATAGCCTGGCGGTAACGGGCAGGGCTAAATGGCGCATACAGATCAGCGTGCATAAATGGACCGTCAAGCTCTCCAGAATAAAGCCTTCCGCGACCATTTTCAGAGTCAAGAAATCCAATTTCTTCTGGTTTATCGACCATACCTCGCGCCATCTTTAGTGCCGTAAGTGTCTTACCGCTACCAGACTGACCTGAAATGCCAATCACTACACGAGAACCAGAGCGCTCTGCTGGCTTAATGTTTAAAATACCCATCACTTCACCTCATTTACTATAAATTACAGGTTAAATTGCTTTTTGAACCATTCTGGCGTTTCCATTTCGATGACCGGATTACCCATTGAGTAACCTGGCCATGAATTTGCTTTTTTGCATGCCTTATAGATTTCCATCGCGCTGCGCAGTTGAATGCGACCAATGCGTAACTGCTCATCCGTAAGACGAATCAGCGCAGGGATGAATGGCGATTTTTTTTCCTGCACCAGAAGATTTACCGAGCGCGGAGCATGCCCATAAGCCTCTACAAACATGTCGTGCTGCATTGCCATTTTCATAAAGTACCCGAGCCGCGCTGCATGGCGGAAAAACTCATCAGGCTTGGCGCTAACCGCTGTTTTGTAGTCAATAATGTCGCCACCGCGAGTAAGACAGTCAAAGCGTACCTTTGATGGTTCGCCAAGCAACTGACCGAGAATTGACACCTCGGAATAAGCACCAGAAAGCAGGCTGCTGTAATAGCTGTTTGCATGTATTACGGCGCGCATCTGCATGATAGCGTCATAATCAGTTCCTTCAAGCATATGCTTACCAGTAGCGGACTTCTCTGCCTCTTCTCGGATAACATCGTAAATCTGCACTGGCTCGCCAGTGGCCTGAATAATTTTAATCACATCAGCTTTCGACTTCCCTGAAAGGCCTTTGATGCCGCGCTCTTTTGCCCATGAGTTCATGTCGGAAGCAGTTACAAGCACCGTGCGATTGCCATCTTTATCTTTTAGAAAATCTTCGACAACTGGCATGCGGGCATACTCTGCTTCGAATCGCTCAGGCTCCAGCAGTGCAGTATGGCTACCTGTTCCGAAGACAAGAGCCTTTGATTGCTCGTCTTCTTCGTCTTTATAGCGCCATGCTGCCGGACAGCGGTCGTAGATGTTCCACAGACCAGAGCCGTTGATGTGCTCGGTGTCAGCGTGGTACTGCTCATTGCTGAGTTCGTTGTTTAAATAAACTTTCATCCATCACCTCTCTTTATTGTTAAATCAATCTACATCAAACTACGTCACTCATCAAGCCCAAAATAGAATAACGTCGCTCTTTTTAGCTCCTCAAGGCCATAAGCAATGGCACCAAAGTGACCCTCTGCAATGGCGCACTCAAGAACCTCAATCTGTGATGGTGATACCTTTGATTTTGCCCTGTCACGCCTCTTCAGCTCAATCAGGCCGCATTTATGATTAATGCCGTGAGTTAGTATCACATTGTCGCTTACTCCGCTCCTGACGCCCATTTTTCGGCGTTTTTCGATGAATTGCGGCCCGCTCTTTGTTCCAGTTTCGTTAGACACATGAAACCACAGGACTTCAGGAAATCTGTATTGCATCCACAGACCATAGGCCATCTGGTCAGATTCCTCCCTTGGACACTCCCCGCGATAACCGCTATCAAATACCCATATTCCACTATCAAGCTGCTTCAATTTGTTCTCCTATGAAATCCTTGCGGTGGATGATATCGCGGCCTTTATCGTTAAAGCGATGCGTGATGCGCTTAGGCGCGCGGATTAAACCGGCGTAATGCATGAAAGTCTTCGCATCATGGCAGTCCATCATTTTCTTCAGCATGGACTTGTCTTCAAGATGCGGAAGCAGAGCCTTCATTTTAAACATGTCACGCAGGTGCTTTGGCTTGCCTCCGAATGGATAAAATACTTCATTTGCCCAACCTGTCTTGCCATCTGCTTTTACCACCAGGTAACGATAAAGAACCCCCTCAGCGTCTTTTGTCAACTCGACTTTAAAATCTTGCACATCTGTCCATTCTTTATCGGTATAAGCTCGCTCATTAAGCGCCGCGTTAGGGTCGCGCAAAACGTGATCGCATTGACGGCAATAACGAGCTGTAGGGTCGTTCTTTGTGCCGCAACCATCATCAAAAATACGAATGCCGTGCTTGTCGAAACCACAGCGAATGAAGCTGAAAAACTCTTCGCATCGTCCATCTGGAGACGTTGAGTCTTTACCGATGCAGCGCCGTGCATATGGGCTGTTCATCGTCTGGCATTTAGGGCATGGAACCTGCTCTCCGCTGCGCTTTGCGCGCTGTGCTTCTGCTTCCTCAAGAATAGGGTCTTCGTACAGACCGCCCAACTCGAACATGGTTCCGGTGAAATCTAATACAAGGTGATCATCTTTCCTGTAACCTGCTGCAATTTGCTCAGGTTTTAAAAGACGCATACCACGGCCAAGCAACTGAACAAGAAGGGTAAGTGACATTATTTTTCGCAATATAACACTCGTGTCCCATAGTGGGATATTCACACCAGTAGTAAGCGCGGCAATCTGCAACACATATTTAATGCGACCTTGGTAAGCATCCTTTAGCGCCTTCTGTCGAGCCTTGATCCCCATATCTTCAGTGACAATTGCATAAGTGCCATCTGGCAGGTATTTCGCGGCTTCTTGACAGTGTTTTTTACCAGCACACGTTATAAGAACCCCGTTGCGATTTGCGGTTAATTCCATAACTTTAAGCATTATTTTTTGCGTGAGAGTACCCTGATCGAGAATCTCTTTTTGCATCTGCTTTAATTGCTCAAAAGTAAAATCTTGCACTCCATCTTCATCCGATGAATGAAAGTTAGAGAGGTCATAGTGAAGGTCGTCAGCATCATGCAAGCCAAAGATGGTAGGAACCAGAAAACCACGATCAACCATGTATTTAGTATCAATGCTAACCACTTCCTTTTTCCAGAATGCGCCCTTGATTGACTCAACGCCACGAAATGGTGAGCCAGTAAGGCCGATAATTCTCAACTCATGACCATGCGTGTCTTTGCAGCGCTTCATGAAGGTATTTATTATAATTCCGTACTGCGTTGTTGCATCACCTACAACATCAGCCCAATCCACCTGGTGACATTCGTCAATGATTAGGTAACGGGGGACAAAATCGCTTAATGGCTGTTTTTTATCATCCGCATCAAAAAGAGAGTTGACGACCGTTCCCTCTGTACCCATAAGCAACGGATAAGCAGTTGACTTGCGACCAAGCCCAGCGCTAAACAATGAATTTTTAACACCAAAATTCCAGCACTCCTCAGCATTCTGAGAAATAATTTCAGACTGTCTGGCGAGTACCATTCCTTTATAACCCATGTCTGAAAATCTTCTCGCAATCATCGCGATCATGATTGTCTTCCCAGCGCCGACACTGGCTGTTATATAAAAAGGCCCTGCATAATGACGAATTTCCTGAGCTGCCAAGTGGTAGCAAAGAAACTGATAATCACGAGGAGTGATTTCTCCTGTGCTTATCGTTGATTGTATTGCTGTGATGTCTATTTCACTTATTAGCTTATCTATCTTGTGCATTTAATCACCTATGGCATGTCAGGCCAGTAAACGTTGCTCTTAGATCTGTTTTCGCTTGGAGTTAACAATTGAAGGTTATGCCAGCAGTGAAGACCGCAAACCAACTTGCTATTTATTGGAACAATATGGTCAACGTGCATTCCAAGACTGGCTGCCATTTCATAAACCTTCTCTATCAGAACCCTTTCAGATTCGAACCAAGATGGAATTGACCTTCTTTTTAGATATTTATATTTACGCTGGTGATATCTAACAATATTTTTATTTTCAGCCCTCCAGTGTCTTGATTGCTCATTGTGCTTATCTTTGTTTTCATTGTAATACTTCTTTGATTTTGCCTTTATCTTGTTCTTATTTGCTGCGTAATTACTTTTCTTGAACTCTGATTGGCACTTCTTACATTCAGGCCTAAGACCATCAAGTGATGATTTGTTTTTATTGAAGTTTTCTTCATTTGCATCAAGAACTGAGTTGCATTTAGAGCAGACCTTCCTTCCATCAACAAGATATCTCAGCCTTTTACCTTTGTTTCCATCGCATGATTTACAATGAGATTTTAAACCAAGCCTCATCTTCTTGTCTGAGTAGAAGTAATCACTTGTTGCAGGAAGCATTAGATTGCATCTTGAGCATTTCTTTTTTGTCCCTGTGCTTTCGCAACCTGCACTTTCCTGAGCAACATTTTGCTTTTGCAGTTCCGATAAACTCACTTCCGCAAACCTCGCATTTCTTAACGGTGATAGCCATTTCTTACCCTCTATTGTAACGGTTAATTGTTTCATTGCAAGTAACGATTGATTGTTTCTTGTGTAAAGATTACAATGAATCTACATCATAGTCAACTGGAAGAAATTATGCGATACGACTGGAAGGATATAGAGCCTTTAATGGTAGGAAACTGGCAGGCTGCCATCATGTCGATAGTTAATGTCGACATGAGAATTTTCAATGGCAAGCATCAGCCATGCCCGAGCTGTGGCGGCAATGATCGGTTCAGATTTGATGACCACCTCGACTACAAAGGTGACGGCGGCGCCATCTGCAACCAGTGCGGAAACGGCAGCGGAATCACCTGGCTAATGAAGCTGTCAGGAATGACGTTTCCAGAGTCAATGGAGGCACTGGCCGGATTTCTGAACATGCACCCACGCGAAAAACTTGAGGCGATTAGAAAGCAACTTCCGAAGGTCAACCATGCTTCTGACTACCTGACAGAGGCAGAAGTGGCGGCCATCATGGGAAAGGCAGGAGGCGACACTATAACTGGTAAAACTGGCGAACTGGTGGCGATACCACTCTATATGGCTGGAACTATGACTCCGTGCAACGTGGCTTTTCTGGCAGACGATGAAAGTGTGTCATTTCGCGCGGGTTTTAGCCATGAATACACTCGCGGAAGACTTACGCGAGGTGCAGTTACACCCATCGGCGATAAGACTGAATGGACATACCTGGTTGCGGATTACTTAGATGCCTGGCGAGCGCATCAGCTTACCGGTGCTCATGTCTGGTGTTGCTGGTCGCCGGAAAACATGTGGGAAGTTGTGCGCAATGTGAGCGATGAACAGCGAGCTAAACTTCGCTGCATCATTAATAATAATTTCGACGAGGTATGCGCCGCCGAGAATGCTGGCCTGCCAATACTGATTACTGATGATGGTCATGATATCCGTTACAGCGGCGCCATCAGAAAAAGACTATATAAACCAGAAGAGCTATTTGAAGCACTAAAAAAATAAACCCTCCTGATGGAGGGTTTTTGTTATCGTATCATCAGTCTATTTATATCAACACTTGCATGAAGATGGCGATGCCAGTAACTATCAATAACATGATAGTTTGATATTAACCAGCAGCCGTGCAATTTACTCCAGAAAAACCAAACACTCCAACCATAAGGCCTAAAATGATATGCGCCTTCTGACCTTACTAAGTAACCTTTTATCTTCATCATTTAAGCCTTGGATTAAGGTAAACAGTGTTATTAAGGAATACGCAATATCCATCTTCTTCAAGAGACGGCAAAACGTTTGACTTGAGTCTGTCATAAATGTGCGGTATGCCTTTGAATGGTCTAACGTTTTTTAGTGAATCATACAGCCATTTCACCGTGACATTTGTCTTTCCTTTTTGCGCAGCTGTGCGCAATTTTTCAGCAACCACATCAATTTCTGATTTCTCGCCAGCGTATCCATTTGACTCAACGGCATCGGTAAATGTTTTTGTTAGTGCATCATAAACGCTTATGGCGCGACTTATATGCTCCTCACCAATAATTTTTGATCGACGCCCGCCATCGCACCAGTTTTCAGCGGCATGGAATATTGCCGAAAGCCTGATTATCTGTTTGTCAGCCTTACCCATGGCACCACGAAGCAAAACGTGATCCCATTTGCCACCTGGCAGGAAATTCTTTTCCCACTGGTTTCGTAAAAGCCCAATCATACGCTGCGATTCTTTAGCGAGGGAGAAAACAACCTTCTCAGAAGCCACAAGGTTATGCACAAATCTGGCATATTCTGCCTTTAGTTCTTTAGGCATTGGCTTACTTACCGGGCAATCATTTTCCACATCCCAATGCTCACGATAACCAAGCATTGACTGCTCACGAAGCATCAGGAATCGCTCTGACAATCCATTACCTCTGTCACCAGCAGACAGAATGGCGTCAATACTTTCATCCTGTGCAATAACGCTGATGTTACCAAGCACATAGCCAGATGAAACACCACGACCAACGCGAGCTGAGCCAACAAAACCGCCATCCCAGCCTTTAAGGATGACCTCGGCGTTAGACTTGCCACCATCTTTGCCATATGAAAGGCCAAGACAGGTATTTAAAACGCTTGCCTCATCACTTATGAGGTTGAAAAAACCACCCTCATGAATTGCCTGGTGCTGCACTGCTTCTGGTGTCGCATCGGTTAACGGGTAGGTGATGGTGTAAAGACTTTCCAGTTTTTCCTTCTCTTTCGCGATATCATCTCCAATGATGGCTTTAGCATTCTGATTCGTCGCCTCTTTGTAGGCCTTCATAAGGTCTTCAATGCGAATGTTTATCTTTACAATTTCCTTCTCCATCTTTTTTGACAGGTTGTCATACTCAATTTTTATCGGGTTCATGTGCATTGAGTTGATAGCTGTCTTGCCAGCTGATGGCGGCTGCGACGTCACCACGTACAAGGAAACAGGCAATTCAGAACCGTAGTATTCAACGCTAAAATTTCGCGTCATGGCACTTGCTACGCATCCCAGAAGGTGCATGAATGATGTGCTAACGGGGAATTGCACAGCCCTCGCAGCTGCAACTGAGTAGCGCGTTATCAGGTCTTTCCTGTTGTCGCTGGTAAGCTCTATCTCTGAGTATGTTACATCCTTCTCCTGCCCTTCCTTGATTTCAGGCCACATGTTGTGGCTTGGTGTCATGCCATGATGAATGGCTACGCGCGCCGCAGAGGTATGCGCCTCTCTTGCCTGATTGAAGATTTCCTGTGCTGTAATCATTTAAACCTCATACTCGGTTGCAAATGATTCATGTGGGTTTTCAGATAGCCATTGCTTAGCTTTAAGCACGGCTGCGTTTGCCTCTTCTGCCGTTTCAAACCTGCCAAGCTCATACCTGAGTCTGTTAACAACAATCCTCGCCCTGAAATATCCAGAGTGCTTATGGAAGTCAACCCCTCTAAACCCGGTAGATGATGGCCTTCCGCCACCGGATGATGAAAGTCTTTTTTTCTTAAGTAGCTTTCCATGTGCAGACATAATTTACCCTCGCTCAAGAATTTTAACCATGATACCCCATAAATTACCCTTCGTAAAGCGACCACAAACAAACTCCGGTTAGGGTTAACTGGGTTAACTGTGGGGAGGCCCATCTTCCCCAATATTTTTTACTGTAAGTGTATGTATAATAATAATAATAGTAGTAGTTGGGTTAATTGGGTATATTATTATTCATATTATAGATTTTATTTTAACAATAAATTAACAAATGAATTATATGGGTTATATATAAGGGGATATGGGTGAAGACATACCCTGCTGCCCCTAAATTGTTAAATTACAATATTAACATTAACTTACCGCGAAAAATCTGGGGCAATTAACCTGCCCCAGCACCTTACCCACGGGGGTAAAATTTACCCCAATCGGATTTATTTTCACCATCATATTGACGTAGATTGGGAGCCATCGTATAGTTACCACACCAACAACAAAGAGGTGATGAAGAATGACGAAGCTCTATAAAGCAGTAGATAAAATGGATGGCAGAGTATCTGCATTTCTTGTAAGGGATAATGGTGATGTTTGTAAAAGTTTTTGGTACATGGATGATGAGGGTGAAGTTGATGCTGCAAAGCATACCGGTAGCCTACAGACGCCATGCAGAAATGGAATGGACGACGCCATCAACCCTGTACTCATAGCGGAGTGGTAATCATGACCAAAGCAATCTACACGCGCACTAAACTGGAACCAGAAATGGGCGCAGTGAAAGCGCAAAACTTTATGATGGCGCAGGCAATGCATGCATACAGCAACGGTAAGCGAGTCTGTCGCGTTTTTAGCGGAGAAGGCAAGCAGAGAGTGCTTGAGCAGGTTATCGTGTCATCTGGTGGAAACTAAACCGGTTTAGCAACGATGAATAAACTACTGGCAGTGGTTTTACTGGTTATCGCTAACGCAGCAATCGCTGAGACTATATGGGTTACGAAGTATGCATTGACCCGTGGCATTCAGAAGTACGAAAGCGCACAGCTATTTGCTGATGGTCAGGTGGCTGTAGTTGGCGATGTTTACTTTAAACGTGGTGAATACTGGCTTGATGAGCAACAGGCAAAAGAGCATGCAGAAACTTTGCGGCAACGCCGTGTATCTGCATTGATGCGTGAGCTTGAGCGCTTGCAGGCGGTTAAGTGAGGATTTATGGATATCGAAATTAAAGAAGTTCAGGAAATTATTAAAAACCTTGAGAGTGGCGGTGAACTCTCAATAAAAGAGGAAAAATACCTCAATGTTGCAAAGCTGTGCGTGCAGCTGGCTGCGGAGAATGTGGCGCTGAAATTGGCAATACCTGAGCCGAGAAATGTTGAATTCGATAACGACAGCATGGATGACGTATCGCTGGCTGAAGATATTGGATTTAACGACGCAATTGGTCAGATGAAAATCAACATTAGTAAAACCCCCGTCACCGATCGCATCGTAGCCGGGATTAAGGCTGATGGGGTGGAAGAGTTTGCAGCGATGACAGAAAAAGTTGCTGATGAAGAGGAGTTTTACGATCACGGGGAGTATTCTGAGACCCTGAAATACACGGCTAAACAAGCAAGATTATTCGCCCAGCAGCTGCGCGAGGGGGCTAATCATGACTGATATCACCGAACTGGCGCAGAGCCTGAAAGCGGCAGCAGAGAATGCCGGAATAGAGCAATGGGTTAACAATCGCGGAGAGGTAAACACAGCCGATTATGAGGTGGATGGTGGCATGTATATCGACCACATTTGCGACTGTGAAATCGTCGGAACAGAAAGCCCGTGTGCAGAGTTCATTGCCCTGGCTAACCCTGCCAACGTTCTTGCGCTGGTAGAGGCGCTGGAGAAGGCGCAGCGGAGCATCGCCGAGCTGGAGTCACGCTTAAACTCTGCTGACAAATTGCAGGACAGTGCATTCCGTAGTGGATTGCAACACGGCTTTAGTCTCGGACAGACAGATGACCAAAAAGGTTATGAGCAGAGCATGGCCGCTTATAGCTCCCACGCTGGCATCAAGGTGGAGGCTGAGTAGATGAAACCTGCAAATTTTGCCCCTGTGTACTGCGCACTTTATCCGGCACTGGCAGAGATAGCCCGCAAGCACGGTTACGCAATGGCTATTCACGGAACGATGGCGCGTGACTTTGACCTTATTTGTATCCCGTGGGTCGAGACTCCATCAAAACCTGAAGAAGTCGTGGCAGAAATCACCGCAACATATGCGACTACAGATATCACTAACCCTGGCTACAAGCCTCACGGTCGCCTGGCCTATTCCGTCTGCTTTGGGTTCGGTGAGTTCTTTGCTGACATGTCGTTTATGCCTGTTATCGAAGGAGCCAACCAATGACCAAATCAACCATAACCAGAGCGCGCATGCAGGAAATGCTAGAGTGGTGTGAGGTCTTCCGCCGCCACCCTCGCCTAGATGACATTGCCGAGGCTATACGCATGGCGCTGGCCGCAATGGACAGCAGAGAGTCGGTTGAACTGCCGCTTGACTACCTGCAGGGACACAAAGACGGTCTGGAATGGGCCGCCCAACTGGCAGAAGCCAATCAACCTGAAACAGGAGACTGGCTGTACGATAACCCTATCGAGCTGGCAAAAGCAATTCGCAAAGGTCCAGATATGCCGCCAGCGAAGATGGCGGCGCACAGCGAGCCGGTGGCTTGGGTTGTGCAGAATAAAAATATTGGAGATGTTGAGATAGATGAACCTTTTGCAAAGGCAACAAATCCAAAATATTGGACTGACTCATTCCCTGTGTATCGCCACGCGCAGCAGCAGGTAGTGCCTGATGAGCTTAAAGAGGCTGCGGCTGACTTTCTCACAGTTCTTGACGAGAACCCGAAACAGTTGGTTCCGATAAATAGAGATTCAGCCGTAGTTCGCGCCCTACGCGCCGCCATGAAGGAGGTGAAGTGATGGAATGGTATTTCTCCACCGGACTTTTTTTGTGGATTTTTGCTCAAATAACAAGAGCAGATGAAACAACTGGCATTAAGAATAACATTCTGTGCTTGCTGCTCTTCATTGTGCTGTGGCCAAAGATCATTATGACCATTGCTTACAAATTTATCGAGCAAAAGTGGTTGATGTCTAAGTCATCAGCAGAGGTAAAAACCATGAAACCCTACATAATCCGCATGATTATTGCTGTAGCCTGCGTTGCATTCTGGATTGCTGTTGCGTTATCCGCCTGGTTTATCATGAGGTGATTTATGTTGTGGAGCAATATTCAGGCTGCATGCGAAGAGGCTGATTTTCTGTATGAGGAGACTGGTAAGCATCATGCCGTCATTCAGGTTGGCAGCATGATGATGGTGGTTGAGCATAACAGCATGCTTCGGCACATGTACTCAACGACGAGGTATCAGTGATGCCGCAAAAATCAAAGCAGGAGGTGTGGCAGGCGGCGCAGGTTGAAGGAGTCGACCACTTCATATCAGCAACCGCAAAAGCCTTTCCTGATGCGATTGAGGTGGTTCACGTTCAAAGCAATAATTGTAATGTTTGGTGTTATGCGAAAACTAATGTACAATCATCTCATCAATCATCACCCACCACCCTTTAACCCGCTTCGGCGGGTTCTTTTTTATCTACGCCATGTGGTAAGATATGTCCTATGTGAGTTACTCAAAGGACACATATAAAATGGCAAACCCGAACCCTAAGCACAAATTTTCATCCAGCAATCAGCCGCCACCAAGAGGAAAAAGCTACAGAACAGTGCTTCTTGAAGCATTACGTGCTGCAAATACTCCAATGAATGAGATTGAATTCGTCACGTACTACATCAACAAGGCGATGACATGCGAAGACGCTCAGGCCACGGGCATGCTGCGTGAGATATTCCTGCGACTGAACCCAATTCCAAAGCCTGTGGCCCCCCCTGTTGAGTTTGACTTTCCCACTGACGGCACACCTGTACAGAAGATGGATGCGATTATCAAGGGCGTCTCTACTGGCGTTGTTCCAGCTGACATTGGCAAGATGATGGCAGACATTCTGAAGGCCGGGCTTGATATCGAAGAGGTAACAGAGCTTGCGGCGCGCCTTGAGCGTCTTGAGAAATTGCTGGAGCAGCAGAATGTTTAAACTATCAATGTCATTAATGGTCTGCGCCATGCTCATGTTTGCTATGGGTGATAAGTCAAACGAGATTGCGTTTGCGATATGGGGCATCATGTTCATGGCTGCATCAACAATAATTAATATTATGGGGCAGCCACGCCATGGCTCGTAAACGCCTCTCTGCACTTGCAATCGAAAAGCTGGAGGCACAGGTGGATGATGCGCTGACCGATGTTGCTGAGTCGGCTATCTTCGGAATCTGCGACATGCAGAAGAACGTCATCAAGCGCCTAAGAATGACCGCTACGGGAGTGGAGGATGTTACCAATGAAACCACGCAGTCAGACCACTTAATCCCCGCAAAACTCGAAAGGCTGCTTTATCCGAAGCGTAATAAGGTCGTCTTTGGTGGTCGTGCATCAACAAAGACCCGTACCGTGGCAACCATACTCACCGAGTCCGCGCGATTCAGGCCGGAGCGTATTGGCTGCTTCCGCGAAATTCAGCAGTCTATCGAGGACTCCAGCTATCAGGAGCTGGTAGACGAAATAGACCGTAAAGGCGAATCATCAGAATATCGCTGCATCGACGGCAAGATAACCCACAAGCGAACGAAATCAAAATTCAGGTTCCGTGGCCTTTATCGCAACATCACCGGCGTCAAGGGTTTTGCCGGGATATCGAAAGCATGGGTGGAGGAGGCCGAGAACGTCAGCCAGGCATCGTGGGACATTCTTGAACCAACCATTCGCGCAGAAGGCTCTGAGATATGGGTGACGTTCAACCCCAACAAAGAAACCGATGCCACGTGGACTCAGTGGGTGGCGCCATATTACGACAAGATGGTCGATGGCATCTATGAGGATGATGATACATTAATCATTGAGTGTAATTACCGCGATAACCCGTGGTTTTATGACACCCCGCTCCCGGCATCCATGGAGAAGATGAAGGCAGTCGACTTCGACCGCTATCTCTGGATTTGGGAAGGTAAATTTAATAAGCGCAGCGATGAGCAGGTATTCGGTGGAAAATGGCGCACTGCATCGTTTGAGGTTAATCCTGAATGGCATGGCCCATATCACGGAATGGACTTCGGTTTCAGTGGCGACCCTGCCGCAATGGTTGAGGTTTGGGTGGAAAATCTACCCGGCGACCGGCGCAACATTTATATTAATCGTGAGTATGGCAAGGTTCACCTTGAGATTACCGACCACCCGGCAGCAATGGACCAGGCATTTCCTATGGCGCGTAAGGCCCGCTGGTATGCCGACTCCTCAAGGCCAGAAACCATAAGTCACATCAAGCGCGCTGGCTTTGACATTCATCCCTGCAACAAATGGCCGGGCAGCGTTGAGGATGGCGTCACCTGGCTCAGGGGTTGCGACAACATCATCATTCATGACCGTTGTACAGAAATGAAAAATGAGGCCGCCATGTACAGCCATAAGGTCGACAAGAATACCGGCCTTGTGCTTACTGAAATCGTTGATAAATACAACCACTATTGGGATGCCGTGCGCTATGCGCTAAATGACTACATCGTACAGCGCGGCTCAGGATGGATTAGGCGGAGCAGGAGATAAGACCCCGGCAGGGGTCTATTTGTAAAGCCAACAATGAATCCCCGCATTACGCATGGCGGCATAAATCACGTCATCAGAAACGACCGCCATTGCCACCCTGTCAGCATCAATCTGCTGGTGCGATGCCATGATGTCATCATAGAAAACATCGTTAGCATGCAGCCACTCATACGCATGCTTTGCCCTCATGATAAGCACATCATGCCCGGCACAGTAGAGCGACTTAGCCAGCGCAACGTTACCAGCAATAGCATTGCCTTTAGCATCGCGCAGCACACCATCAAGCTCAAAAATGACACATTTCATAAGATTTCTCCGAGAGGTTTCATTTTAATCTACGCCATGCTAGAATCTACGTCAAGACGCATTGACATAACTACATCACCGGGGCATCATGAAGGCATACTCATATTTTTCGTGGGAGCAGAAGGAAAAAATATACTCACTCGCAAGAGCTGGTGTATCAGATGCAGCTCTGTGCGAAAGGTATGATGTGGATGAGGCTATTCTTCTGCGCATGTATGATGAGGTGCTGTGTGAGTTGCAGCGTCGCCGTGGTTATAGTGGCCTAAAGACGATTAATGATTTCTTCCGGAATGTTGAGTTAAATAACGATGAGGGTGGTGATTTATGATTATTGAAGGAAAGATTTTTACCGACTTGTCTGCCAGAGAGGTAACAAGTCAAGTGTCAATGAACATCAATCAAGATGGCGACGCAATCGTTATCGACAAACACCAGGCCGCGCAGCTTATCGAAGTCCTGCAACGCTGGGTTGATGGCGAGGAGATTGAGTGATGAGCGAATACCTATGGTGGTGCGGGCTGGTTGCCAATGTCGCTGTGGTGATGTTTGCTCTGCTTGTTGTTTGGGTGTGGTTTGTTTTCCCGGCAGTAGAAGCTATAAGCATGGTCAGGTGGTGCAAGGCAATTGCCAGGGAATATCCTGATGTTAAGCTGAAGGGATTTTTTCGCATGTTTGTCGGTTGCTATGAGGTTTTTGGTCGCACATTTGAATGCACCAGATGCAAATATGGCAGCTGGTATGGGGTCGGAAATTGGCGCGTTTATAATAACGAGGATGGTGACAAATGAGCATCTATTTTATTCACGCGGAAGCTATTCTCAGCAATGGCTTCGTTGCCGAGAAGGTTGGTAAAGTGGTAATTGCTACTAATGCGGCTGTCGCGCTTACTCAGTTTTGGTCAGATGATAGCGTGGTAGCGTTAACCGACCAAGGAATTAAAGTCGTAATCGACAAATTCGAAAAGGTGGAATGATGAAGAGATTCCTTTTGGCATGGGTATATCTCTTTGCGGTGTATATAGCATGCCTTGCACTGGCCTTCCCGGTATGCTGGTTCATCAAATGGCAGCCGCCAATGCTGAGCGACATCATGAATATCGGCGTACTGCGCATTGCATTGCTCATGCTGGTTGCGTCTATGGTTGGCGCATTGTTTCTTAGTAGAGTTGATTGAGGTGAAGTGATGGGTATCATTCTTTTTCTTTTGTTGATGGCTTTGGCATTCCTTTTCTACATGCTCATCAGAAACAACATGGTATATAAAACGAGGCATGAGTTCATGGAATTTTTCTATCATCATGACCAGAATGGATATGACGCCGGGAACAGGTTTCGTGATCACGTTCCATCATATGATGAGATGCTGTTTAAATTCTGGGTTTTCCCACTTAGCAGCTTCTACCCCGCATACCATAATCGCAAGCGTTGACCATGCTATAATCCCATCCATGCGATGGGATTTTTTATGGTGACGAAATGTCAAAGTTAGAGGCGGTAAACGCCTATATTCAGCAGCGAGTGGCGAACAATAACAGGCTCATCGAGCGGCAGCGTCGGGAGTTTGACGGGAAGAATATCGACCACAAACACGACAGGCTGTGGATTGAATGTGGCTACCCTGAAGAAATCACCGCCGAAATGTTCCGCTATGCCTATGAGCGCTATGCGCCGGCAGCCGCTGGCGTTAATCGCGTACTCGATAAGTGCTGGCAGACTCCGCCGCAAATCCTCGAAGAAGGCGCCGATGATAAAGCAAGCACTCCGTGGGAGAAAGCCGCCAATAAGCTGTTTAAGCGCGCTGCGCCGTTCATTAAGGATGCAGACCGCCGCAACCTCATTAACCGCTACTCAGGCCTAATCCTGCAAATCCGCGACGGAAAGCAGTGGAATGAGCCGGTGGACACCACGAAAACAAAACGCATCAAGGATGCTGCCATTGTCCGCTACATTCCGGCATGGGAAGAACAGCTCCGCGTTAGTGAGTGGGAAAATGATGAAGCCAGCGAGGACTATGGTCAACCGAAGATGTACGAATATCAGGAGTCGGTAGTCGGCGCCTGCAACAGCGGCGGTAAGCCAACGCGCTCCCTGAGTATTCACCCTGACCGCATCATCGCGTTCGCTGAGGGCGCAATGGATGGCTCCATTTACTCTGGCGTCCCACTTCTTCGTGCCGGGTATAACCACCTCATCGACATGGCGAAAGTCACCGGCTCAAGCGCCGAGGGCTTCCTGAAAAATGCAAGCCGACAGCTCAACGTTAATTATAATAAAGACAACGTTTCCGCTCAGTCTCTGGCGCAGCAAATGGGTGTGCCGCTGGAAGAACTGGCGGATGTTCTCAATGAGGATGTGGCGCGCCTGAATGAGGCGATTGACGCGGCAATGTTCACGATGGGCGCAGATGTCAAAGTGCTCTCAGTTACGCCAGCAGACCCAAGCCCAACGTGGACTATTGCAGCCAACCAGTTTGCAGCATCTATCAAGAAGCCATTTACTATTCTGTTTGGTCAGCAGACTGGCCGCCTTGCATCCGATGAGGATAAAACCGACGACGCCATGAGCGCCAAGCAGCGTCGTGAGGACTGGCTGGATTACATCATCTCTGTGTTTATCGACCGGATGATTTCCTTTGGCATTCTGGATAAGGCGCCAGAAAGCGGTTATTACTGCAAATGGGACGACCTGCTTGCACCTTCCGAGCTGAACAAGGCCGACCTGCTGGTTAAACTTGCCACTGCAAACAAATCCGTATTCGACGCAGGTCAGATGGCCCTGATGACAGCAGATGAGATGCGCGGAATTGTCGGTATGGAGCCTCTGGAGGAGCAGCTTCCTGAGGGATTACAGGAAGGTCAACAGCAAGACCAGACAGACGACCAACAGCGGGGCCAGACCGATGCGCCTCCTAAAAATTAATGCCCGGCTTCCGCAGCCAAAATTAAGCATGAGCCTGACAGACCCACTCGGCGCAGTGGGTCGCGTCAACAAGATGGTGCGCGATGTTGACGCCAGATATGTGACGCTAAAATCGCAGGTTGCCGGATTGTTCCGCACTATTCCTGTGGCGACCGGCAATGCGGAGACTGGAAATTATTATTATGATTTCTCCGCCTACCGCGCATCGACATTCTTTGATGAACTTCAGCGCATTCTTGATGGTCAGCTGCTGGAAGGCGATGACTTCACGCACGGAAGGCTATGGGCATCATCCTATGTCAGCGATGCCATGTATGCTGGCACGCAGAAGGCTAACTCTGACCTGAGCGAACTGTCGTCGGCATACAAAGACAGTAGGCCGCTTGCTGAAATACTGTACTCTCAGCCGTATCTCGACAGGCTTCAGCTTGCGTACACTCGCACGTATAACGATTGGGGTGGCCTTTCAGATTACACGCGGCGGCAGGTGGCGGAAGTCATCACTGCTGGTATTGCAAATGGCGACGCTCCTGGAGTGGTTGAGCAAAACATCGTTAATCGCATGGACGTATCAAGGAGCTACGCACGGTCAATCGCTCAGACTGAAATCACAAACACCCTACGCGAGGCAAACAGGCGCGAGGTGAAGGAGGCGCAGGTCACGCTGGGTATGGATACCATTATGCTCTGGCAGTCGGCGCTGATGAAGACCACCCGCGTCACTCATGCCGCGCGTCATGGGAAGTATTACACGCCTGAAGAGATCGATGAGTTCTACAGCGAGGGCGCAAACCGCCGTAACTGCCACTGCGCTCAGATACCCGCATTGGTGATGGATGGCAAGCCTGTGATACTTGAAAAAACGCAGGAAAGACTCGATAAGCAGCGCGAAGCGTGGCAGGATGCGCATAAGAAAGCCGCCTGATGGCGGCTTCTGTCAAATATTAGTTTTTTTGTTGTTTGCCAGCGGAAACTTCTTGTCAACAAAGTCAGTCATCTTAATCCTGATGCGTCTTACATGGCAACTCCAGTCATCAGCTTTGTTCAGCATCACCTCGATAATCAAAATAATGAAAAATAGTGGAGCCACTATAATTCTTCCGGCGAGGCTTTTCTTGCTCATTCTGTACATATCAATCCTCCAGCTTAATGCCAGGAACTTTTCCAGCGGCGATGAGGTCGTAAATTTCCTCAGCAAAAGCCTGGCACCATCCTGTTAACATAATTGTTTTCACTGCCTCATCGCGCTTCCGGTCGGCTTCTGAGCGGATGGGGCGGGTAGGGCGGAATGCGACGTCGCCAATGTTATAGGCATCCTCCCTGCCGCTTTCTTTCAACTTAACTACAACAATTTGACCGCTTGCGAAGAGTATTTTGCATGACTGCCATTCATCGCCAGCCCACGAGCGTTCGCACACGCAACCAACTGGAGGTGTCACGCCTTCTCCATTCCAAACCGGCGCAGCATCCTGGCCGATGCACTCATTCAGGTCAGCTTCGTCATCAGCTTTGGCCTGCTCTGCTTTCTGCGGATGGTGCATGCGGTAGGCGATGATGTCGCCGTCGTCGTCTTCGTGGCTCCATGGAAAATAGCAAGCTTGTCTATTATTGATATGGCCAGGAAGCGGATTGCGGTATTTGACTTCAACAACCGTGTCACCACTTACCGGGCAATCCCCACCACCCCACTCAATCCATCCATCATCCTTTGCAGCCAGCGCGGCTTCGTACTGTTCGCGGGTGATTTTCGTGCCGCTCTTACCATGCTTGCGATGGTCAGCAGCAAGTTGATCAAGGAAGATTCCAGACCTAACATTTCCTCGACCGTAAAACATAAGTTCACGGTCGTAATCCTGTCCGATATGCGTAACCTTTTCAGGCCAACCACCAATCGCCGGTAACGCCTGAACCAACAAATCAATCGTTTTCATTTCTTATCTCCGTTATAAATGCTCTTCAGTTCACCCATCACATTCAGCCATGCTGCATGCTCATCCATGCCGCGCATCACCAGCTTAACGTAGCGATTGCGGGCCTTAAACATCAGGCGCGGGCACATTACAAGTCACCCATGCTTGATACGCAAAGCGCAATTGTGATTGCCTTGATTTCTTTTGGTGTCTTGTTCGGCATTGAGTAGGCCATCTTCACTGTTGCACCAAGCACCTTGTTGGCATCCACGCCGTACTCAGGACTTTGTGCTACTGCCATTGCTATGCTTTGAGGCACGCCGGAATCACGAGCATCTGCCGCGGCGAATCCAACATCACCAACTTTGTTGCACACCTCACCAGCTGATGCGCCAAACGAAGCCATTGCGATAATTGCTACTGCGATAAATTTTTTCATCTTGAATCCCCTGTGTTTGTGTAACTACATCATCGCCTACGATTCAATCTACGTCAATAGGATTATGATAAAATAATCTGCATCACCGGAGGTAAAAAATGAAACTATCAACGCGCGGAAAGAATTTAATTAAATCTCATGAGGGGCTGGTGCTTGCAGTCTATCCTGACCCGGCAACCGGAGGCGCTCCGTACACCGCCGGGTACGGTCATACCGGGAGCGACGTTAAGCCGGGAATGAAGGTCACGCAGGCAATGGCTGACGCATGGTTTGATAAAGATGTAGCTAAATTTGAAAGCGGCGTCTCGTCACTCATAACCGCCCCAACAACGCAGGGTCAGTTTGATGCAATGGTGTCGCTGGCCTATAACATCGGGCTTGGTAACTTTGGCAAATCAACTCTGCTGAAAAAGCATAACGCCCGCTGCTATACCTGCGCTGCTGACCAGTTCCGGGTGTGGAACCGCGCTAATGGCAAGGTAATGAATGGTCTCACCAAGCGCCGCGCAGCCGAACGTGAGGTCTACATGGGATGAGGCGATTAAATAACTGGCTTATCGGCATCTGGGCGTCATTCTGCTCGCTGATTCAGCTCTGGCCTGACGCCATGGTTCACGTATGGGCTTTCATGCCTGAAGACCTCAAATCTGCAATTCCGCCGATTGCGGTCAAGGCGATCAGCTACAGCATCCTTCTTGCCTCGCTGTTTGGAAAAATGCACGGCATGAAGAAAGAGATTAAGGCGCTGAAAAATGATTCTGCAAATCCTCAAAGCTAACTGGAAAGTTATCGCGGCCATTATTGGCGTCGCTCTTCTGGCGCTGATTATCTACGGAAAGTGGGTTAATTACGGAGCGGAGAAGTATAACTCTGGATATCTGGCCGCCGTAGAGGCGCAAAAGGCCAAAGACAAAGAGGCAAGCGAACAACATGAACAAGACAAAAAGACCATCGAGCAAGAAGCGCAAGGCCGCATTGATGCCGCGCGTGCTGATGCTTCCGCTGCTGCTGTTAAGTCTGGCAGGTTGCAGCAACAGCTCGCCACAATCAGAAAGCAGCTCGTCGATTATTCCCGCACTGAGTCCATTGGCAATCCAGCCTCCAGTACCGGAGTTTTGCTTGCCGACGTGCTCAGCAAATCTGTCGAAAGAAACAGACAATTGGCAGAATATGCTGACTCAGCAAGAGAAGCAGGATTGACTTGTCAGGCACAATACAATTCTCTGAGGTCAGTTAATGCTAAATAAAGAGAGACGCGAGAAGTATGACAGAGTGGCGGCCAGTGTGGCATCAGGCAGGGCAGGCTATCAACCAGCACGCAAAAGCCGGTATAGCAAGTCGGCAAAAGATGAATATGGCCCCGCACCTCAATTCCTGTAGCAATAAAAAAACCCCGTAAAGGGGCTTTGTTTTAGAAGTCAGGGTGCTCATCATGCATAAAGCGCCTCCATTTTGTACCCAAACATGGCTGCGTTCTGGTGCTCAACACTACCAGCAAAAACCAGATAGCGGCGCCCACGATTGCTGGTGATGATGTAGGCTGCTGGTTCGCCAAGCCTTGGGACATGATAATCGCGCCGGGCAGGTTCATGGAACTCCACCGTGTCAATTTCGATGCGTGGCGTTGGATTTTTGATTAGCATTATTTACCAGCCTCCTCTGCTACCTTTTCTTTCATCGCCATCATAAGGATAACCGCGGCGGCGTAAAAACCACCAAGCCAGAAGTATCCAAGGGCAAACATCGCTGCTATTTCGCAAAAAGATGTTATCGCTCCATATTTTTTGTGAACTCATGGCGGCTTTTTGTATCTGTCCACCGCCTTCTTCAGCATCTCACCAGATGCAATGGTGCTGATAGCAACAATGATGCCGCCAATGCTGATGAACCAGAAAAAAGCCACAGCCATGTTATATGCATACACATTCTGCATAAACAGGCCGAAGTAAATCAGCGACCACACCAGGAGGGTATCCCATGCGATGTTTTTTAGAAGACGGCTCATTGTTTTACTTCTCCATTCAGTTCATTAACAATTAATGTTGCATAGCCAGCAATGTCTTTCCAGCTATCGTCATATGTCGGGTCGCCATTCAGGATGCGGCCAATTTTATGCTGAATCATGTCGAGCGCTTCCTTCTGGCTAGCCGTCAGGTTATTCCAGCCGTCAACATCGCGCATGGTGTCCTTCAGTGACTGCATGATATCTGCGCCGTCTTTGAATTTGCCATAGCGGCTGCCGCGCTCGGTGATGAGGGCTTCTGTGGAGCTGGTGCGCCCATTCAAGTCATCATCAGTTACTGGCTCACGATGCGCGACAACAATATCGCCAGCCTTTTCGATATCCTTATCTCGACCTGCATAATCCACGCTGAGGTAGTATATTTTGCCACTGGTTGCTGATTTCACAACAAGAACGGCATCTTCATGACCATTAAAATAATCAGCACTTCCCTTCAGGTATTTGTATTTCATCACTCATTCACCCCACTCTCTTCAATTATTTTAATTTCAATCTGCGCAACGCGAGCATCAAGCCCATTGTCGTGCTCAATCAGATGCGCCCATGCATCGATGCGGTTGTTGAACACCCGGAAGCTGACGCCATGCTTTTCCTTGTCGGTCATAGCACTCACTCCACTATTATCAAGGACTATGAACTTCATCATCACTTCACCTCCGATCTTTTATGGTGCTTGCATACACTTATCGCCAGTTGCTCTCGTCTGCAATTTCTTTAATGAAAAACGCTAAATCACTCAGTTGCTCCATCTGAATCCTGCTAATCACTCTTCCGTATCTGTATTTGTTGCCATTCGCTACCCACTCCCACACTAACGTTAATGAGCAGTTAGATGTATCGAATTGATAAAAGAATGCCTTATCTTCCTTCCAGCATGAATCAAAAATAGTGCTGTCTATAATCATCGCTCACCTCTCAATGTAACCTTGTTTTTCTCATCTACGCTGAAATGCTCACGCACAAACGCATACATTTCTTCAGCGCCCCATTCCCGCATTGCTACATAGCAGTGCGCGTAATATCTGACATCTCGCAGGCTTAACGGCTGGCGCTTAGCGATAATCTCAGTCAATACTTCCAGTGGTTCTTTGCGTTGTCTCGCCATTGTCGCTCTCCTGTGAAAATCATCTTGACGAATCTACGTCAATTAGTCAATACTCTGTGTTGTAGATTGTACCATAATGATAAAAGGTGGTGTGGAATGAAGAAGTGGCAGGAGGTGACAGAGGTTCATAAGCGCGATTGCCGGGAGACTCTGCAAATGCTTAATGTGCCGGAGTCAATCATTAAATCTATCGAGCAGCGCATTGACCTCGCTGCTATGGAGGCAGCCCATGAAGCCGAGGAAGCGCAAATGTTGTCATGGATGGACAGAACTCTACCGGGCGTTTTACATCGTGGTAAGACTACCGATTGAAGATGATGACGGGTATCTGCATAACCATAGTCAGGTACTCAAATATTATGGCGTTCACTATAAAGTGCTGATGGAGAGAAAAAATGACTACTGATCAGGTGTGCGAAAAAGAATTGCTGAACAAGCTGGAAGAACTTGACCGTACTCGCGCTTGGGTAGAAAGCGAATTGCGCGAAGTTCGCAACCGCATGCAACGGCAGGTTAACCGCGAAATTATTGAGTGGCGCAAAGGGCGCCCGCATTTCAGCAATATTGGTGAATGGGTGGCGAAATGAAACCAATGATGAATGATAATGGGCTGCTGGAGTGTCCATTTTGCAATGAAATTAGCGTTGGTGTTGCCACTGATGAAGATGGCTGGCAATACATTGAATGTAGTGATTGTTATTGCCGCACGGATGGTTTCAGAAATCCCAAACTCATGGTTGAAAGATGGAACACCCGCAACGGCCACCTCTATACCACTGACGACTACAAACAAGATGCACTGGAGCGCGCAAATGGACTTTAAAACGCAAATACTC